TACTGTTACTGATATAACATTAGATACTGAATGTGATAATGTAAAACGTAAAATATATCTTTCACTTAAAACTAGTGGTACAACCAACCTATCTAATCTTGGATTAAAAACTAATGTATTTCCCGTAGAAGAAGTTAAGGCAGGAAAAATAGAAAAGAAAGAAGGACAAGCATTAATAAGAACTTTTGGTTTGAATGAACAATTTTTATGTGCTACTTTTAATGAATATCAAAATGGAAATAGAAAATATCATCAAGTAGATACTAGACCAGTGTATAATCATCAATTAATAAAGGAACTTATAATGGGATCTCTAGGATATGGTTATCACTATGTGCATTTACAGAGAGGAACAAAAATTAAACATCTAGAAATAGATAAGAATTTTTTAGAAAGAGCATCCACTCCAAGAGATGTAAAAATAAGTTACGGTGGTGACACAGGAGGGAAAAAACGTGTTAATATACATATGGTGACTCCTGTATTTAACATGGTTTTTAACATCAGAAACACAACTGATAAAGGAACTACAGCAGATCCACTTCGTGTGTATCCTGACAAGTTACAGACAAAATATACAATCATAGGTGAGACTGTTGCAACAGGACATAAAGGAGATTCTACAGAAATAGCAGACGATAGTTAATGGCAAACGTAACTCAACTAAAACACCTTGAACATTTGGAAGATGAAATGCTCAACTATGGAGTTGATGGTTGTATAGCGTCTGTTAATTTTCTCAAAGAACTGAGAAAGATGCTTGGATGTGATAACAGTACAGGTTTTATGCAAACTAAATGGGATGGTGCACCATCAGTTGTATGTGGTACTGATCCTAATAGTGGTATGTTTTTTGTTGGAACTAAATCTGTTTTTGCAAAAAATTCTAAGGCATGTTACGATGACGTTGATGTAGATTTATATTATGAAGGAGATCTTGCAGAAAAATTAAAATATTCTTTGAAGTATTTTTCTACTTTAGGTATACAAGGTATAGTTCAAGGAGATTTACTGTTTACTACTGATGTAAAAAGAGAAACAGTTAGTGGAGAGAAATTATATACATTTACACCAAACACTATAACGTATGGTATACCTGTAGATCATCCTATAGGTGTAGCAACAGGTAAAGCAAAGATAGGTGTAGTTTTTCATACACATTATAGAGGTACTGATTTTCAAACTATGCAAGCAGTTGCTGGTGCAAAGGTAAAAGGATCTATTGATGTGTTATCTGTTGATAATGACACTCCAATGGATAGAGTTGGTTTGAATCATTCAGAAGAATTGTTGTTTGATAAGTATGTTGCTAACATAGAAAAAATGTGTGCTGAATCTGGAGACTTTTTAGATGAATTAACCACTCTTTCTGGTACTGCAGGAGATGCTAAATGGCATGTATCTTCATATCTCAAACAGTTTTTCAATAGTCAAATCAAAAATCAAAAGACTATATCAAATACAACAAAAGCACTCGAAGACTTGACTAATTTTTATCATAGTAAGGTAAAACCTCTTGCTGATAAGATAAAAACACCAAAGACACAGGTTGCTAAGAAGAAATTAATATATGATAGTGAAAACTATCTAATCAATAACGCTACAAAGTTCAAATCAATGCTAGGTTTGTACAAAGAGATACAAGAAATCAAGAAATTTGTCATTGATAAACTAGATAAACTAGAAACTTTTAAAACATTTGTACAAACAGACACAGGATATAAAGTCACAGGTCCTGAAGGTTATGTTCTACATAAGAATGGAGACATGATTAAGTTTGTTAATCGTCTTGAGTTCTCATACAATAACTTTACTGTTGCAAAGAAATGGCGTTAGTAACAAAACGATGCTATATGACATTTGGTAGGTTTCAACCACCAACTACAGGACACGAAGCAAACTTTAATAGTGTAAAACGTGCTGCTGGTACAGATGATTATAGAATTTACATTTCTCAGACAGTAGATACCAAAGGAAACAACCCTTTGCTGCCAGATAGAAAATTATTTTACATGAAAAAAATGTTTCCTATACACAAATCTAACATATACAGCGGACCTAGAGATCCAGTAGCAGTTTTGCAAGATATTATGATGGCAGGATATGATGAGTGTATATTTCTTGTAGGATCTGATAGAGTTAACGCTATGCAGTGGATTCATAAATATAATGGAGACGAGTATTCTTTCCGAAAGTTAGACATCGTATCTTCTGGTAGTAGAGACGCAGATGGTGACACATTTGCAGTATCTGGTACTAAAATGAGAAGAGCAGCGTTTGCTGGAGATTTTAAAACATTCAGATCTGGTATACCTACCAGTCTAAAAGAAGATGATTGTCGAATGATGATGATGGAAGTAGCAGCGAATTTACCCGCAAACTATAAATGATAAATTTTAAGAAATTACGAGAACAAGCACTAAGACAAGAGCAAAGACACGAAAAAGGTCTGAGCGAGGGTGATAGTGTCATGTCTTCAAGAACAGGAGTCAAAGGAACTATTCACAGAGTGGGTGGTAACTATGCAATTGTTATATCTGAAGAAGGAAAAATGTTCCGTGAGTGGATTAAGAATGTTAGAGCTATAAATAATACGAGAAGAACCTCCTTGTAAGTAAATGAAGAAGCAAGAAAGAATTAACACCGTCAGAAACAATGATGATTTTTCATCAGGTTTGATGGAACAATATAATAAGTGGATGGGTGGCGATTGCTTCCAAAACACTAACCTACCAGATTTACATTTATCTGAAGCACCTTTTGATGGCATGGATCCACAGTCTAATGGTGCAGAGATAGAGAATACTCTGGTTAAAAAGAAAGGTCCTAAGAAAGAATCACCTAAAGCACAACTTGCTACTAAGGAAGAGTACGAAGTTTTAGAACGTGAAGAGGTAGAGATTGACGGAGAACTATACGTCATAGAAAAGAGAAGATATGCTACTGAAGGTATGGCAGCAGCTCGTGATAACGTTGGTGCTTCTACATGCTGGAAAGGATATAAGGCAAAGGGAACTAAGAAGAAAGGTGGTAAAGAAGTTCCTAATTGTGTTAAAGAAGATGATTTTCATCATCAAAAAGATAAAGATGGTAACACAATTCCACACGAAGATGAGATAAAAGAAGGCAAGAAGGGTCTATATGACAACATTCATGCAAAAAGAAAGAGAGGTGAGTCTCCAGCAAAACCTGGTGATAAAGGATATCCTGCTAAGAATGCATTCAAAAAAGCAGCAGAGTCAGTTGAGCATGTAACAGAGAAGAAGTTAGATCCAGTTGGTAAGGCAGACGCTGATATCGACAATGATGGTGACGTAGATAAGTCTGATAAGTTTTTACACGCAAGACGTAAGAAAGTTAGCAAGATCATTGCTATGTCTAAGAAGAAAAAATGAAATCCTTTAATCAATTCAAAACTGATTCTAAGAAAAGAAAAGAAAAACTAAAGAACAAGAAGGTTGGCAACGTAGAAGTCATGCCCATTGTTAATGATGACGATGGCAAAGGTATGACTACTCGTGCTACTAATGAGGAGGTGTTAAATGAAAAGTCAGTCTCAAAGTCCCAACAAAGATTCTTCGGGATGGTTAGAAAAGCTCAAAAGGAGGGTGAGAAGAAAGCTTCCTCACCTGAGGTTGCCAGAGTTGCTGCCAGCATAAAGAAAAAAGATGCCAAGGATTTTGCATCTACTAAACATAAAGGACTACCAGAGAAAAAGGTAGCAAAAGAAGAGACTTGTGGTAAAGGACAGTACTATTGTAATGATACTCAGAAGTGTAAACCCATTCCAAAAGGTATGAAAGTAAGGGATGATGGGTTTTTAACTAAAGAATCATTCGAGTCAGGTGTAATGAAAGCGAGGAGATATCATAGGGTAGGAAAACTCATGTCATTCAAGGATTTCATGAAGATTATGAGTGAAATTTTGGGGGAATGGGAAAAGTAATAAATAGATACACACACATTATGGAATATTACCATGTTTTCTTTTCTACTACCACTTGCAACGAAAGTTATTTCGGACGCAGTAAACAAAATTCCTGACAACGAGGAACTTGGAGAAAAATTAATAGATATTTGCTTAGTTATCCTAGGTAAGGCAGTTAAACTGACCAAAACTGACATGGATGACAAGTTACTTGAGACTGTGAAGGCTGCTATTGCAGCAAAGGAATAGTCCTTTTATAAATAAAACTTAGAACAATACACGATTAGAGAAAAAGATGTCACTTATTGGAACAACGGA